GGAAGTTGCTGAAGTTGGAAAACAAGTTTTAGCAAAACAAGTGAAAAATGTAGTGGAAAAAAAGCTGGAAGCGGATGCCAAGGTAGAACAGGCAAGTCAGGATGAAATTGACAGTATTGTTAACCAGGCTGAAAATTTTAATGCTGATGGATCTAAAAAAATGAATTATTTGCCCATCGTAATTGGTGGTGCATTGGTAATTTATTTGATCAGTCGCAAAAAGTAATCACTTTCCCTCACCTTTAACAATGTATTCAAATTATCCAGCACAGGCTTCCAAAAACGCAACTGAAGGATATATTTTGAATTTGATGAAAGGAAGTTGCAAAAATGCAACTGGAGTGAAAACAGGAATGAAATTGATGAATAGGGCAGTGTTGGATGAAAAATTTGTGAGAAAAATCTATTCATATTTGAAAAGAGCAAGAGTTTATGTTGGGGATCAGGACAAGTGCGGTTATATTAGTTACCAGTTGTGGGGTGGAAATGAAATGCTCACCTGGTGTGAAAAAACATTAAAAAAATAATTATGACTGCAAAACAAAAGGCAGCAAGGGAAAAGTTCAAAAAGGTAGTTGCTGAAGCTGCAAAACTTCGCAAAAAGAACCCATCACTGACACAGGCACAAGCCGTTAAACAGGCTTTTGCAATCAGCTATTCAAAAGCTGGTGAAACAAAAAAAGTTGGTGTTGTTAAAAAGAAAGCTGCACCTAAAAAGAAAGCTGCAACTAAAAAAACAACTGGATCACATAAAGACACAAAAAGTCATAATGTAAATATTAGGGTTGTTTCAGGTACTAAAAAGAAAAAGGTTGGTGATTATAAAAACAGGGATACAGTATATAAAGATCCAAGAGGTATAAATACAAATGCAAAGGGTGATTATAAGGTAATTAGAAATAAGGCTGGAAAATTTGCATATTTTAATAAAATTGGTGCAAAAATGCCTTCTGAATTTGTAAGTTTATCAGGTTATAAATTTGGAAAAGAAATTATTGTTGCTGGAGTAAGTAAATTAAGCACTTTAAAAAATTTAGTTCCTGATGTTAAATTAAGGGTTACGAGAGGTAAAAAAACTTCAACTGATACAGTAAAAAGTTCAACTGATGCAGCTGAAATATTTAAAAGATTTATAGGAAAAAACAAAATAGAAACACAAGAGCTTGTTGCGGTTGCATACTTAAACACTGCTAATAAAGTATTAGGTGTTTACGTTCACAGTATTGGATCAATAAGTTCTGCAAGTGTTGATGTTAGATTAGTTTTAGCTGGTGCATTACAAATGGGTGCCGTAGGTTTAATATTATGCCACAATCATCCATCTGGAAATTTAAAACCATCTGATGCTGATAAAACGATGACAAAACAATTAATAAAAGCAACAAGTTATCATAATATTAATGTTTTAGATCATATTATAATTACAAAAGAATCCCATTTTAGCTTTGCCGAAAATGGATTATTATAAAATCTTGGGATTGCTTCCCACATAAACAAAAAAAAAACAAAAAAAATGGCACGTAGAAAAAAAAGGTCTGCACCCAGCCGTAGGAGAAAATCTCGCAAAATGGGAGCAATCGGTAAAAGTTTCTTGATGGATGCTGCTGGTCTTGTTGCCGGTGCAGCTGCTGCAAGGGTTTTGACTTCCAGCGGAAAAATTCTTCCTAACCTGGATCCTAAATTGAAAAGTGCTGGTGTAATTGCACTGGGTGCATTTTTCCCTAAATTCCTGAAAGGATCTTTCGGTAAAGCAATCGGTGATGGTATGGTAGCTGCTGGTGGTCTTGGACTGCTTCAGTCAACTGGTGTACTGGGTGCTATTGACAATGCAATGGAAATCCCTGTATCTGTTATGGCTGGTGATGATCTTTCTGTAATTGCTGGTTACGGTGAAGATAATCTGTCAGTTATTGCTGGAATGGATGAAGAATATTCTTATTAATCTAAACAAAGTAAAAATTAAATAAAATGGCAACACAACACGGTGCAAGGCTTGTTTTTGACAATGCCAAAAATCTCGTTAACAATGCTGGTTTCTCTGCTGGTCAAGCAGTATTGTCCCAGTCTTATATTCGTTCTGAAGTAGCAATGTCAACTTCTACTACTTCTTACCAGATTCCCATCCTTACGAACTCGACTGGTGCAAATACAAATTTCCCCACGAATCAGCTTTTACAACTTCAGGATGCCTTCGTGGTAGCGAGTATAGGGGTATTCGTTTCTGCTCCCGCTGCTTCTACTACTACTGCTTTTCCTTTGTTTACTTATCCAAATGCAGTAACTTTTTCAACTGCTGGTGCCGCTACTGCTTTGTATAATTTATACAACGGTAAGTTGTCAGTTACTGTAAATAATCGTCAAATTGTTCCAGCTTGGGATCTTTACAGACATTTGTACGTACCAATGTTCCAGCAAGGTTCATCAAGTTCTGCAACCAATGGCGGTATTGATGAAAACGACGCAACAGAATATGGTTACTATCCAGTAGAACCAAACATTGTATTGGTTGGATCTAAAAACAACGTAATCAGCTTGGAACTCCCAGGTGCAATTTCTACTCTCCAGGCATCAACTGCCCCAAGGATCGTGGTTATTATGCGTGGTATCTTGGCACAAAATGTTACTCCTGTTAGATAATAACTGGAATTAACTTCTGAAATGGAACGGGGGATGCCACAGTAAATCCAGAACCCCTATTTTTTTCGTTCTAAAAAAAACAAAAAATGAACAAAGTTCAGAACTACGAATTTATTGAAGTAGTTGTTCCACAATCATCAACTGGAACCCGTTTCTACTTCCCTGATCAGCCGCAACTTCGCTTTGTATCTTTGCTTAACCTGGTCTGCTATACTACTGACACCATCACAAATAGTGTTTTGAGTGGAAATGCTTTGCTTTCTACTGCAAATCTTAAGCAGTCTTACCTGGTGCTTTACTACAATGACAAAGAATCAGTGAACAGGATCCCTGTGCTGGAACTTAACAGGGTAGTATCTAATGCTGCCACTGCTGCTTTTAGTTTTGATATCACCCCATTTGCTGGGCAGCAAATTATTTGGGCAAAATCCTACATCCAAACTCCTGTTGCATATAGTTCCATCAGTGGATCTAATTTCAGTGTTTGTTTTGGTGTTTATTATGCCTAAAAAATCACTTTCCTTTCACCTTTAATATAATTGTATGGCGAATCCGAATAATGCTGGAATTGTTGGAACTTCTGATGTGATGGAGTGGTATGATCGTAATGCTCCAACTCATTTTTGGTCTGTTACTGATTCAAAAGGAAGGTTTATATTTTTAAATGTTGAAAATGATGAAAATATATCCAGGGAAAAATTGGAAGCTAACATAAGAGCTGCCGAATCCCAAGGTATTGAAGCAACATACACATTAAATATATATCCAAAAGTTCCAAAATGCGGTTATTATTCAAAAAGGGATGAACCAATGGTTGTATGTGTATTTAGACCAACTGCATTTAATCCAATTTCCTATCAACCAATGAATCAAATGGGTTATCCTGGTCAACCTAATTTGATGACAGAAATTAATGCTTTGAGGTCTGAAATAGCAGCTTTGAAGATGAAACAGGAAATTGATGATCAGGATGATGATGATGATGATGAACCTGAAGAAAATTTCCTTTCAGGTTTGATCAAATCACCACAAGTACAGACAATGATACTTTCACAACTTTCCAGTCTATTTGCACCTGGTCAAAAGGTCACTCACGTAGCTGGAATACAACAAACGGAAACAATGGCAAATGAAACCGAAATTGACAACGAAGAACGCATTTATAACGCAGTTGAACGGCTGAAAGCAGTTGATCCACATTTAGCAAGTGATCTTGAATTACTTTGTGAGATGGCTGAAACTGATAAAATGCAATTCAACTTTCTTTTGAAAATGTTAAGAAAATAAGATATGCCGGAAATAACTGCTGATAAGATTATTGGAAAAACACTATTTGCCAAAAAAGATTTGACCAGGTTAAATTCATCCCTGGTAAAAATTGGAACCATTGTTAAGGGGTCACCGGTGGGGCAAGTTTATTCCTATATTCAAAGAGGTGGTAAAGTGTATTGGCAGTTTATTGACTTCAACAATAAGCCTTATTTTGTTTTACACACTGCTGATAGTTTTAAATTCACTGGTGATGTTAAACAGGCAGTTGAGCAACAAAAAAAGGAAGTTGAAAAGATAGAAAAACAGGAAAAGGGATCAGTGCCGTTTTACATTGAAAAATATGGGAAATGGATACTGATATATGGGGTAGGTGCTTATTTGGTAGCGACATACATAAAAAGTAGAAAATGAAAAACAAAGGGTTAATTTATATCCTGTTAGCTGGTGGTGCAATTTTGTTGCTTTCAATGAAAAAGAAAACTGCCACATATAAGCTGGAAGTTCCGGCACCAGAAA